GCATTTACTTCAACAACTTGGGTCAGTTTAGGTAGTATAGTAATACCAAGCTCGGGTATATGGCGTGTGTGGGCTAATTTACGTATTAGGGCAAGCGGTGCCGCAGAATTCATTAAATGCGGACTATTCAGTAGCGGTACATCAGGAACTGGGGAACTTTTGAACAGTGGTGTGGCTCAAGAAAGAATGTTAGTTGAACGTATTGCGCAGACTAGTGGACAAAGTTTTTTCAATTTATTATGTGCGCCAGAATGGATAGTAAACATGCCTACTGGACAAACTTATCCTTATACAATTTATATACAAGTACAATCTAGCGCCGCAGATGCACAGGGGCTAAACAATACTGATGCTAACGGTATTCCAACATTTAATGCTGTTAGGATTGCCCCAACTGCTACATCGGGGACAACCGTTAACATCAATTAAGCTACTTTAACTAGGATAGTTTCTTCGTTAATGCGTCCATTCATCTTAGTGTCTGTAGCATTAATGTCTTCTAAGAACTTGCGTAGTTGTACCTTACCAGCGGCTTTGAACTCTTTTAGCTTGTCTTCGGGCTTGCGTAGTGTTTTGCAAACGCTAGTATTTTCGTTGAAGCCTGTAATAGTAGTACCCTTGACTCCAAGTTCCATGTACTCGTTAGCCACGTACTTGCCTAACTTACGAGTCTTGGTATTGTAGATCCAAAGTTCCTTAGCACCAATGATGTCTACAGGATTGATAGACACTAGCTTCATGGGCTCGTCACTCTTCTTATACTTCAACTTGGCCACAACCTTTTCTTTAGGTTGTGCTTTCTTAGCACGTGGCGCACGATTAACTTTAGCTTCTTGCGCTAGCATGTCACACGCACTCATGATCTCTTGATAAAACGCAATCAAATTACGAATCTGCTTCTTAGTACGATGACTGTAGCCTTCGATCAACTGCTCATCTTTGCTACCGCTTGCAAGTTCTTCAAGTTCTGCTAAATCTCGAGCATAAAACGTTTTGATGATTCTAGCATGTGCGGCTTTGACTTCTTTGCCTTTGAGCAAGTTCAGCATCTTGAATGCTTTTGGATCAAATGTGTCTGGGTCAGTTTGGAAGCCTTCAATTGCGTCTTCAATTTCTTCTGTCATCTTCATGGCAGTTTCACGCACACGCTCTTGGATAGTGGGTTGAATCACTACAGGTTTGCTTGCTTCCAGCAATTTTGTTTCTTCTGGATCAACGTCATGCTTGCCTGCCGCAATAACTTTGACAATCTCTGATCGCAACCAAGCGGCAGTGTCACGACCTTGATTGAAGTCTGCACGATTAGCTGTCATTCCGCGATTCAAACAGCAAGCCACAGCACCCATTGTGGTACCAATACGCGAATCTTTGACTTTCTTAAACGCTGTAATGTCTGCTTTAGTACAGCCAACTGATTCCATCCAACGAATCACAGCGGGCTTGTAAGTTTTGATATCGCTTTCTAAGCGGTAGTAGTCCATTGCCTTCTTAAAGAAGCGGTGGAATGTATCTGCGTCCCAAGACTCACAACCTTCCCAAACTGGGCTGTGATCTTTTACAGCTCGTGTACGATGTGCAATTACCTGCTTTTTTGTAACACGGGGTTTTGTAGCGACTTTAGCCAATTCATGCTCCTAACTAGTTAAACAATACTTATATTATAGCACCAAATTGATGCTATGTCAAGCAATATATAACTGTGGGTATTCTGCCACAATGTGGATTCCGCCCGTTTTGTAAGCATTTTTATAAGTGTCCAAAATGCTATCTGCAGATTTTAGATCGTAAAATCGAGTATTTGGACACATGCTGGTAAACTCTGCAATGAAATTGGCTTTGTGCTGTGGACCCGGATCCAACGGCTCGTCTGCACCTTTGGCCACTCGAATGATTATATTGGCTTGTTTGCCAGTCATTTCCTCGTACTTGTCCACATGATTGATCAATTGATTAGCCGCGCAGATCAAAAAGTTCCAGCGAGGATAAAAGCTGATCACAGTTTGGCCCATCATACTCATGCCCAAACTCATGCCCATTTGTGTTTCTTCCATTACTGGAACTTCGATCATCTTGTCTTTGGCTACGTTTACTAAAGTAGTACTCATCGGGTTACCCGGATACACAATCTGCTGTCCAATGAATACAGTATCGATTTGCTCACCCAAATAGGTCATAGCTTCAGTCAAAGCGTCTTTGTAAATTGATGTTTGTGGTTTGGTCATGGCACTGATGGCTTGTTGTCTTGTGAAACATCTTTGTTCCAGCTGATTTCCCAACCCTGGAAGTCTGCAGCCAAACAATCAACTTTGTAGTCTTTGCGTCCGCCCACGACTTCTTGTATGATATTTTTGCTAGTGTTGCGGATTCCGTTCAAGCCGTGTGTCAATTCCAAATTGTTGCCGTCTTTGATTCCTCTGCGGTAGTTTGATTCGTTGTGCCAAATATGCAAGTTCATTTGAGCCAACACCACAATGGCTCGAATAGTTTCTGCATCCACTTTGGCATCCGGATGCTGGTCCATAATCAACTGTATGTCATGCACGATATCGGCGATCTCTTCACCGTACTCTTTTTTGTAATCTGTAATGAATACTTCTTTAAGCTGTACGATGCTCAATCTATCGATCAGCTCGCTAAATGTCTGTAGGTATCTGCGTTCGGTCATAGGTTTGTAAAGTTCCGGTTGTTGTGGACTATTGTCATCTGATATGCTGTAATTAGTTGTTCAATGCCGTAGTCTAAACTAAAAGTGGGATTCCATCCTAATGCTTCCAATTTGGCATTGCTCACTATGTAATTGCGCTGATCAAAGTCTTTGGCAAACTCGTCCTGCTTGATTGCCAGTTTAGGCACATACTTTTTAATGCACTCTGCAAGTTCCAGCTTGCTTAGGTTAGCAGTAGACAATCCTACATTATAAGCCTGCCCTCGACACTGGTCGTAGTTTTCAATTATAAACTGAAACGTTTGGGCAATGTCCTGTACATGAATGTAATTGCGTTTAAAGTGCGCTTCAAACAATACCAAGTATCCATCAGTAACTGCTTTATAAACAAAGTCATTTACCAGCAAGTCTTGACGCATACGTGGACTGACACCAAACACTGTGGCCAGTCTTAGTGCAACACCGTTGCCATGATACAGCACAGCATCTTCTGCATCGCATTTGGTTTCGGCATATAAACTCAAAGGTTTGAATGGACTATCTTCGGTAATGATTTCGTCACTTGATCCGTATTGGCTGTTGGTGTTGGGAATGATCAGCTTTTGATCACTGGCCAGTACTTCCACTATGTATCTTATATGCTTGTAGTTTACATCTCTGGCCAGTTCGGGATTGGCTCGGCAAGCAGGCATTCCCACGATTGCGGCTAGGGGAATAATGATATCATGTTCTTTAACCAATGCCTGTAGTTGTCTAGTATCTCTAACATCACCTAAGACAAATTTAAAGCCCTGTCTGTTAAATAGATGCAACAAGGATAACTGTTTGTACAACAAGTTATCAAATACAGTTACACTGTAGCCCTGTGTTAGTAAATGTTCAGCTAGTGTAGAGCCTAGGTAGCCAGCACCGCCTGTGATTAGTACTCGCTTCATGGCTTGCTATTTGGATCAAATTGTTCTTTGTGCGCACGATACCATTCGATAGTATCCTTTAGTGCTTGTTTAATCTCACGCTTTGGTTTCCAGCCTAGCGCATTAATCTTTTCACTAGATACTAGACGAACTGGAATCATAGGTGCTCGATTGTTAACGTACTCAATTGGGTTAGTATTGCCGTCGGCTTCTTTCATCCACTCAAGTAATTGGTTAACGCTGTAGCCTTGACCGTAGCACACATTGTAGATATCATAGGTGTCCACATGCTCTGCAACATACACAATGCCTCCGGCCATGTCGTCTGCGTGTAGCACATCACGTATTTCTGTACCATCACCCCAAACAGGAATTGGATTCAGCCTGTCCGCCACTTTGCGAATGTTTGCAGGTGTAACATGGCATTTCTCAAAGTCATACTTGTCATTGGGCCCAAATGCGTTGCTTGGACGAATAATGACGCACTGCATTGGATCATGTATTTGATTACTAAAGAAGTCGCACATCATCTCGCCAAAGCGTTTCATAGCACCCACTGCTTTGTACACAGGTACTAGCGGCAAGTTCATAAAGTTGGCGTCTTCTACAGCATACACTGAACCAAGGTCGCCATTGACGTTTGCTGTGCTGATAAAGATAAATTTACGCACCTTGTTCTTCCAGCTTTGTTCCATTATGTTGTTATTCATCTCAACATTGGGAGTAACATGTAATAACGGATTGAACTTAGTATCCAGTGCATTACTAGTGTTAGCCGCGCAGTGTATTACCACATCAATGTCTTGCGACACAAATTTAGCAAAGTCTGCATCACGCAGATCGCCCTTAACTAGTTCGATAGTTTCCGATCCGTTAAAGTCATTCCGTAAGCCTCTCTGTAGTGTGCTAGCACGTAGATTAGTGAACCCTTGTTGATACAGCACTCGAAGCACATTGGAGCCAATGAATCCGCTTGCCCCTGTTACCAAAATCTTATCTGTAGTTTTCATTGGCCTAACCTTTGTTTGTATGCTAGGATGGTCTGCTTGATACCATCACGCAAGGTTGTTTGCGGAAGTATACCGTATTTCTTTTGACGATCTGGACTTAGACAACGAACAGGATCTCCATTCATTTTTGTTTCGTCCCAGACAATGTTCTTAGTTTCACCTGATATTTCTTTATAGCAGTCAACTATAGTCTCAATGGTTTCTTTGATAGTGATGGCTTCTGCACAACCAAAGTTGATAATATCTTTTACTTCTTTCTTGACCACATCAACACTAGCCTGTGCAACATCATCGCCGAACACAAAGTCACGCCTTGCACTGCCGTTACCCCAACACACTATATCTTTGCCCTCAACGTTGTACAACTTCCAGACGTTGCTACTGATCACAGTAGCGTCTTGTGCAAAGTTGTCATTGAGTCCGTAGATGTTGCTGGGACGTATCACAGTCCAGTTGTCCCATCCATACTGTACTTGTAGGCTTTCTAATGTAGCTTCACCCATACGTTTGGTCCACCCCGGATACCAATCATTCTTACTGGGCACAGTGACCCATACATCTTCTTCACGCATGATCTCTGTAGGTTGGTAAACACCTACACTTGAAAGATAAACAAACCAACCGACCTTGGCATCAAATGCGGCCTTGATCATGTTGGTATTGAACATCAACATAGGAAACAAGTAGTCTGCAGGTTGTTTGCTACTACGTGCTGGCGATCCTTTTATTCCTGCAATATGCAGTACAATATCAATCGGTTGTTCTTCAAACAGTGACTCGCAGTTGTCCAAATATGTTAGGTCTTTCATTACCAGTATTAGATTAGAGTATTGTTCTCTTAAGGAAATCAATCCTTCTCCTATATTAATGTCCACTGCATAAACTGCATGAGCACCTTCTTCTAAGCACTTGCGAACCGCAGGTAATCCCACTAGTCCGTTGGCACCTGTAACGACTATATTTTTATTTTTAAATTCCATGTTGAAGGTCTCTTATTAAATTTTGGTAAGGTTGTGCATTGATAAATGTAGTCAGATGGTTTCGATTATGGATCAATATATCTTTTACACTAAAATACAATTCGTGAATTTGTTCAAGTGTTAAATCATTTAATTTTTTTAATTCGTGTTCTATCAGCGCCATGCGCAATTCGGGATCTTGTTCAAGATCGTATTCCTCGTTAATATAAGGATGAAATGTTCTAAACCCTAATTCATGCAGGTCTTTCAAAGAATTATAATTACCTACATATAAAAACGGTTGAAAGTTTGCTATAGGCCTATATGTCTTTTCCGACATAAAGGGACTATCACCATCGTGGAATCTTGTTTCAGATACAATATGAATATAAGTGTTGAGATAAAGTTCTTTTTTGTTGTTGTGTGTTGAAAAGTTAGTTTTTTCAGACTGACTCAAAAGATGCGTGTCAACTTCCCAAGGCAGTATCTTTACAATTTGTCTAGCCATTTCTGACAGGTCTACATCTTTGTAATAGGTACTCCACGCCCTGGAACTGTCCAGCACCTGTCGCTCAGTTATCTGTTCAAGGAAACTGAACACATTATGATCTAGCAGATTGTATTTCAATGCTAGGTATGCCAGTGATATTCTGTGTGCGCGATTACTTAATTGTCTATTGAAGCACATGAATTTGTGAGGGCGTATTTTATCAGGATTCAACTCATGCTGTTTGACAAAATCGTTCATGTAGCCAAGTCGACCTGGTCGAGGCCTTGATGTTATTCTTTCAGCATCTTCTCTAGGAAATAACAAAGGTCCACCAACTACTCTTATACTACAACCAGACACAGCGAATTCGTTTCCCGCAACTACTATTACATTCTTGCCGTTGATACCTATTGATTGCAATAATGAATCAAACTTCAGTAGGTCTTCTTCGTTGGAGACAGGATCATGAATGTAATTTATAACCAGTTTTACTTTGCCAGATCGCAGATGGTTTAACACTTTGGGGGAGATGGTATCGCTGATATTGTAAGTACAACTATTTCCTCCTATGTTAAATGAGTGATCTTGAAATAGTGAATTTAGTGAAGTGCGTATTTCAATCGGGTAGATGTAGATATCAGCATCGTCCACAATTTGATCCGGATCAACCATAGCATGATTTTTAAAATATTTAAAAAAGTTGTTATGCCACCTGAATGGGAACATGTCACTATTCATTAGACTAGTAGCTGTACTTTCTACAGAATCGATACTTGGTATAGAACTTTTGATATGATTGGCCAGTATGGGATGAAGTCCGTTGGACAGCGGTACAGATTGATACCAATTGTCATAAACTATTTTTAGAATACTATCCATTTGCCTGTGCCGTAATGCGGATACTTAGATTTGTAATGGTAGTGTACTACATCATGGGGTACGCTACGTTTACCATTCCATGTGGTATCTGTTGGAGTATATGTTGATACTGCATTGTCTTCCACTACAAAGTATAATGGTAAATCAAAGTTTCTAGCATACTTGTGTATCTCGTAGAATATACCGCTTTCAAAACTCATGTCACCAATAAAGCACCATACTTTATCTGTAGAACCTGCACGTTTGATTTGCTGAGCAACACCCAGTGCAACGGGCAGTGTTCCGCCAACTATGGCACTGCTGTAAAATTTTTCATCAACATTGCAAATACTAATTGACTTTCCTTTGAGAATTTCTGCAGTTATCCATTGAGGATCTAGGCCTTTAAGCAGTGCATGATAATGACTGCGCCAGGTACTGAACACCCAATCAGTTGTATTAACACGTTTAAATATTTCGATCAAACTGTGTTCATTGCCGTTTGACAAGTGTATAGGTCCTCGAACTCGAGCACCTTCCCATAGAGCTATGATCGAATCTTCAAACTTGATCAAACTATCTGGTGTATGATCGATATCTCGCACGACGGGATACTGGTCTAAATTAGTTATCATTTGTCACGCCCTTGTATTATAGGATCTTTAGTAGGCCATTCTATATTGTAAGCCGGGTCATTCCATTTTATTACACCCTGATTATTTTCATTAACATAGTCGCCTTGATAAAATAGGCTGTAGTGAAAAATGCAATCTGTCAGTGCATAGTGCCCGTTAGCAAATCCCGGGGGTACCAGTACTTGGTCTCTGGTCTTTTCACTTATGATGTAAGATTCCCATTTGCCAAATGTATCGCTGTCTTGTCTTACATCAAGCACTACTAGATAGATATCGCCGACTAGAGCTTGAACCAGCTTCCAAGTTTTGTCATCATAGTGTAGTCCACGCAGTACACCTTGATATGATTTTGAAAATCTAGTATGAACTTGCACATCGTTTGGTAATATTTGGTTAACAGGGTGCGCAGTAGAATGATAGGTAGTAAATATCTCTCCCCTGTACTCTCTATAAACAGCAGGCGAGTACACAGGGACTTCTTTACCAAAGGTATTTAGATATGCTGTGTCTACTGTTTGCCAGTTACTGTCTTTGTAATTCATGGAAATATTTATTCGTTGGTTCGTTGGTGCAGATATTTTATTAATTCAATACTGCTAGGATCGTTCTTGTGTAGTGTCAACAACAGATTATGATTGTGTTCTAATATAGACTCCATCTGCCAATACCAATCATGCAGTTGGTCTTGAGTCATAGCACATAGTCTGGCAATTTCTTTATAGATCATATGTACACGACGACCTTCGTCAGATTCAATATCGTAGCTTTCGTCTATAAACGGACTAAAGGTTTTGAATCCCAAACTTCTTAACAAAGCTAATGCGCCTGGATATGCTACAAATAAAAACGGTTGGAAATTTGCAATTGGCTTAAACACTTTTTCAGTAAGTGACTTGTGCTCTCCGTGTACAAAAGTTTCTGTGCAGATATAGAAATAACTGTCAGCATGTGGCTTGGCATCTTTGTCAGTCCATGCGCTTACTAGCTCATGACGATTGTCTCTTTCACTTTGTAGGACATGCGGCGTTGAATTGCATAGCTCTTTTACTGTGTCAGTGTTTATGTCAAACTGATAAAGATTCCTATAATAATCTAGCATACGATCATTAACTTGTAGTTTAGTCAAGCAAGACCAATCTCCCTGACTTAATAATCCATCTGTGGCCATCTTATACAGCAGAGCCAGTCTATGATTTCGAGAGTTTCTAATTTTAAATAAGAAATGATTTGGTCTTTTAAAATATCTGCTGTTTCTAAATTGCTCAACGCTCAGACGGAAGCTAGGGTTCTCAAAGTAAAACATAGATGCTTCGCTCATTACATAGCACCAGTTGTGTACTTCTAGTCTACGTTCGTCGGGTCTAAACCATGATTCGTATACTTCTCGACCATTGAACGTGTTAAACGCTAGGATAACTTGTTCCTTAGGTATTCCGCTGTATCTAAGAACTTCATGTAAATTTATATAAGTTTCTTTTTCTATAAAGTTCTCTTGTCCATAATCTATGAATATGATAGCTCTTCTTGATTGTGCATCTTGTAAGGCTTCTTCACTCATGTGTTTCCAAAAGTATTCGCCATTTAGTTTGTTGCCTGGCCTTAAATTAACTCCTACAAATTCATGCAGATGCGGCCCTAGTTTTATAGGGTAGATATATCGATTGACCTGATGCTTGCCAAGGTACAAAGAGTTTTCAATTATTTGTACCTTATTAGAGTATACTCCCCTATCAAGATGCGAGCCGTTGTGTCTAATACTGTTTGGCCAATCACCGAATTTTTTATTAAAGACAGATCGTGTTACATCACTGGCACCTGGATCTGTAAAACAATTTTCTCTGTCTTTGTTTGAATATTGACTGTTAAAGTAATTTAAGATAGCGTATTCTGGCATCAATGCATTTGGCAAGATGTAGTTAGGAAATACGTAGTCGTAGAAAAAATGCAATTGATATTTCATAGCTGTTGACAGTAATTGTAAAATTTTACCATCTCGGGAAATGTAGCCGAGAAGTTTGTGCCACGTCTGCGATCATGCTCGTCAACAAACGCTACAAAGTCTTTTTGATTCTTTACAGTATCTGGTTCATCGTGTGATTGAAATATTTCGTATATTCGTTTCATACGTTCGACTTCAAGACGATCAAATCCTTGGTATGTTTCTGTTGCAGTGCCTTCTGCATAAGACTGCACAAAGTCCACATGCTCTTTGATTGTTGTGGCAAAGTCCTTTGTTAGAATAAAGATTGACTGATGTGGAGGCCACCGCAGATACGGTATGTCTAATAGTACAGCAGTTTGCTTATATTCTGGTTTGTAATATTGTGTTTTGAGTCTCAATACATCTTGCAAGAATTTGGTATAGCTGGGAACGCTTAGGGCATTGTAGGTGCTCATGATTGTAAACCCTACACTTGGTACTTCTTTTAGCACACGTTCAATATTATCGATCCATTGAGCATAGTCCATACCATTGCGTATATACTCTGCCTGAGCGCCATATGCCTCTGCACTAGTAAAGATTTTGAATCTTTTTACTTTGCCTTCCAACAGTTTAATCTTTTCAATAAACTTATCTAGTATGTCACTCGGTGGACACATGTTGGCATTAATACTAAAGTCCAAGTTTGGATTGGGATTAGCAATTATGTAATCTAGAATCTTAAATGTATTTTTGTTCAGTAAAGGTTCACCGCCAGTGATACGAAAATGCTCTAGCTCACGATAAGCAGTAGGCCACCATTCCCAAAATGCATCAACATAGGGATTGTCGTCCTTGTGTGGTATGGGCATCTGATCTGTTTGTTTCAGCCACTCCAGGTTGTTGAACTTGCCCGATGTGGGATATGGTCCAAACTTTTCAATTTCTTCCATCCAACGTGAGCTGACATTGGGCGCACAATAACTGCATTTAAAATTACACACATTACCAAAGCTAACTTCTACGTAGCTGGGTACAACATCATGGTCCCAGGGTTTACTGGCTATGTCTTGAATATGAGGTGCCGCCCACTTGTCGGCACTTTTAAAAATTCTATCACTTAGTGAGTTACTGTTGTCTTCAACACGCCAGCAGTAGTCACACTCTGCCGGACGTTCGCCACTCAGCATCATCTTACGTTGTAGTTTTTTAAACTTGGTATTGTGTAACGCTGATGGATTGGCTGACAGTTCTTCTAACGGTATCTTGTGAGGTGCCGGATGATGGCAACTATGGTTATGCCCAGTTTGGAGATGAAGCGTTACCTGCTTCCACTTAGCGGCACAAAATGATGGACTGACACTATTAAGTTCATCTCTAAACTTGTTTATGTCCATAGACTCTGACGGATTTTGATAAGGCGAATCATCATAGCTTCGTCTTCTGCTTCATAAGCCTTTTCAATCTTTTGAAGTAGCTTGTGAGCCTTGTCGCTGGCTTTTTTAAGTGTAGGATCTTTCTCACCGCTGAAACTCAGTCGGCCACCGTTGGCCAAACGACTGGCTTCGCATGCCGCAGTCCAGCCACTTGCTTCGTATGGGTCAGGACGATTGCGATATGTAACAGTCCACCAAGTGTAAAGCTCGATGATTTCTTTAGCGGATTTGGCTTGATAGGTGGGCTCGCCGAATCCTTTGTCCCCAGGAGTAGCACCCATGTCTTCACCAACGACAAGCTCGCTAGCCCATTTGAGATATTCCATACCTGCTTCGGCATTGCGCCATGTACGCAAACGTAGCCAGCCACTGCGCCACCAAGGCACATCAAATTTGGTTTTGGCTTCATCACTCCACATGCAGTGATGCCATGCTTGTTCTATTTCAACAAAGTCCACAAGCTCATTGAACATACAAGGAAGAAAGCGATTGCCAACATCACTCCAGTTACCCGGTTGTATGTCTCGAGGATGTGCGGTAAGAGCATGGCTGTGACTAACCCAGCGATTGTTAATATAATAGCGTATGTCATTTAGTCGATCCGGAATATAATAAACAAATTTTTGAAGGTGATCTAATCCTTCTTCGGCAATCCACCAACGAACAGGATGTGCTGACTTGGCTTTTTCAGTCCACTCATCCCAGCCTTCACTGGTTTGGGCTCCTGGTTTTGGTGTGCCACGTAACCAGTCTGCAAATTTCGAACATGTCCAATAGTGTGATCTCATATAATTTCCTTGTGTAATGCTGGTGTTGATAGTGTGTCATTTTCATTACATGCTACAGGTTTACCACTTACACCTAAAAAAGTAGTACCCCAGGTCTTACCTGCATGTTCAAACTCTACATACACCTGTCCATAAGCACAGAATCTGCGTGTATGAACATCTTCCTCAATACTTAGCAGGTTGCGGAATGGCCACAAGGCCATAATGAGTATCGTTAATATAACAAACAGTACAGTGTTCTTAAATCTTTTCACCCGCTTCGAATCCTCTAAATTTTAAGAATCTAGGAAATCTCAACGAATAAGTACCGTCTTGATTTTGCGTTACAGCGTCTGCCCTTACTTCAACAACAGTTCCGACAACATGATCGCGGCCACTCCAATAACTATCGCGGTCGCTGTCGCTGAAACCACTGCCCACGTTAACTTTAATACTTTTTCCATCATCTTCTCCTTCGCAAACTAATGCACCTAATTTACCTACGTTACGACCTGTACCTTCTTCTGTGGCAACCACAGTAAGACTAACTTCAATGAATGGCTTGAGCTTCAACCATGCAACACTGCGTTTACACTCATATCCAGCGGCAGGATCCTTAAGCATGATGCCTTCGTATCCGCCTGCAATCGCTTTTGCATTGATCTCTTTGTAGCGAACTTGTCCTGCTTCAGTGTCCAAATCAACAAGCTCATTGGCCACATAAGTCACATTGGGCATCATGTCTTGATTTTGTTCAACCCAAAATTTGACCATGCTACTTCGAGTAGTTTGATCCTTGTTGTAAATGCCTTTTTCAAAATCTTCCAATGGCACCACATCAAACAGGTTAAGCACAGCATCACCCGCTTCTACATTGTCCTTGCGATGTACTTGCTTCATCAAGTCTTGGAAACTGCTGGACATAATTTCTCCATCCAGTACAATGTCCATACTCTTGCTGGCGCCTTTGAGTTGAATCACGTTTGAAATCTGTTGTGCTATGTGAGGAAAGTTAGCAAGTTCTTTACCATTGCGACTGAACATATCCACCCGACCGTCACTACGTACAATAGTAATAACTCTAACTCCGTCGAGTTTAACTTCAATAAGTTTTTTGCCCGATACCTTCGACTCATGATTAGCACTATCATGAGCAAGCTGACAACCGAATACAGGAATAGCATAGTCAGCATACTTCTTCTCCACTACTTTGTTAATTGTTTTTTCGCTTACACCACAGCGCAAGTCTTTGATTAAAATCCTACGATACCAACCATTCCATTCTGCTTTGGTTGCTGACTTCATCATGGCGGCAATCATATCACGTGCTGTATTACCAGTAACTTGACGTGTAACAAAACCAGTAAGAGCGAGAGTAAAACTGTCCCAAGGTAAGCCAGCACCATCCGCATCTGTTTTCTCAGGTATCTGTTTGAGTCCAAAAGTGATCATTGGATCTAGCGCAAGACGACAACCTTCAAAGAATTCTTTATTGCCTTCTTCAGCTATGGCTAGGATTATGGCTTCTTTGTTTAAACGGCTTGGATGGGTTTCTAGGGCCCAAATGTGACTGGCACAAACGCTCATGTTTGACTCCTATAAGTTGCTGTATAAGTTTATATTATACAGCCTAACTGCTAGTATGTCAAGTGGTTTGTGGTCTTAAATGGCTTGCCGTAATAGGCATTTTCCAATTGGCGCAAGATCAAATTACGCATTCTGCGTATAATTGGATGATTGTGATTCCAATCAAATGACTTCAAATAATCATTCCAAGTTGAATTTTTATGTCTACGGCATTGATTTGAATCTAGGTATCGTCCAATTGTTGTAGGATCGTATCCAAATCGATCAATCAATTCACAGGCACAATTGAACGCATGTGCGCCCATTTCGTCTCTGTCACCATAGTACTCTTGCTTTTTACGATCAGTAGCATAATAGGCAGTGCTTTCGTATCCGGGAATGTTTTTAAAGTTACGGGCACGGAATTGGCGCTGATGTACAATTTCATGCAGTACTACATCAGCAAATCGGATAGCCATACGTTTAAAACGATGATTGGTTAATCGTAACTTTCGATCGTTTGGATTGTAGTTGAAATTGACTTCAATCGCAGGCTTGCCTTTGTGATCCAAATCGCTGTAGTAAACTCCGCCCATGAATACAAATCCAGGTGTAGTAGGAGCATACAAACACTTTTTGAGTTTAACAGGCAGGTGCGCCTTAATGTGGCGAATAATGCGTTTTTGGATTTGACTGGGAGATAGCTCTTTGCCCACTATTTCGCTGTTGAGCGAATAGAACATAGAGTACAGATTACTGCGGGTTAATTCCGACCAATCGAATGGTAGTTGGGCCATAGTAAACTCCTAGACATAGCTATTTATAGTTTACTACAGCAACCAATTATATACGCACTTTATGGGCGTTTTGTTATGATCTCGTCAATTAATCCAAAATCTAGTGCTTCTTGCGCACTCATAAAGTTATCACGTTCCATAGCAGAGTGGAACTGCTCAAACGTCTTGCCCTTGCTGTTATGGTCTACATAAATTTGGGTCAAGTTCTTTTTCATTTTAATGATTTCGTTTACTTGGATTTCCATGTCTGTAGCTTGTCCACCTGCACCACCGCTTGGCTGGTGAATCATGTGGCGAGCGTTTGGAAGCATTTTGCGTTTGCCAGGAGCCCCAGCAGTAGCGAGCAAGGAACCCATACTGCAAGCCTGACCCATAACGACGGTACAGACGTCTGGTTTAATAAATTGCATTGTGTCATAGATAGCCATGCCGGCAGTAACCACACCCCCAGGACTATTGATGAAAAAAGTAATGTCTTCATTTCCTTGACTTTCTAAAAATAGTAGCTGTGCTACCAGCAAACTTGCCGAATGTTCATTAACATCTGTGTCCAGCATAACAATACGGTCCTTGAGCAAGCGACTGTAAATATCATAACTACGTTCTCCACGAGCTTCTTGCTCGATCACCATTGGTACTAGGTTTGGCATTTTTATCCTTTAAGATGCTTCATTACGTTTTCTGGGCTTGATACGCCGTAGGGATCTGGATCAGTGTCGCTAGCTTCGGGTTCGATGAACATGTGCTGTACTTGCCCATTATCGATGATGGCCGCATAACGGCGACTGCGTTTTCCAAAACCAATTGCACTCATATCTATCAACATGCCCATACCTTCTGTAAACACTCCTGCTCCGTCTGGAATAGGATGTACATTTTGAATGTTCAAACTACGAGCCCACTCGTTCATAACGAACGCATCATTAACACTGACACAATAGATATCATCAATACCTTGTGCTCTAAAGTCTTCATACTGCTCTTCAAAGCCGGGTAGTTGGTATGTTGAACAAGTTGGGGTAAATGCTCCCGGCAAGCTGAATACCACTACTCGCTTGTTGTCAAACAGCTCTGCTGTAGTCTTGAATACAAATTCTCCACCGATTGGGCAACCACCGCCCTCGGGTGCTAGATCGCCTTGGCGAAATGCAAATGTTACATTTGGTACTAGTTGTGTCATAATTGTTCCTTAATAAATTGTTTTAATTCTGGCGGAGTCCAGCCAATTGGCTTTAGAACCTTGCCGTCTTCACGCTTGCGCACCTTGCCTGTTTCGTGATCGATCTTGGCAAAGTTAGTGCGCATAACTTCTTTCCATGCACCCTCGGCATCGCTACCTGTACTATGAATGGCACCGATAGTGACTACTAGAATATCTATAAGTGCATCTAACGTTTCTAACTGATTATTGTTGTTGACAGCTTCCCAAAGCTCTTTGTATTCTTCTTCAATGAGTCTGAGATACATTGCAAACTGATCTCGATTAAACTCACCACCTGCGACTTGATCACAGGCTTTCATAAACTTTTCTTGATCTCTAAATGGATTGGTCATTCTGCTGGCTCGTATGTTTGTTCAAAGATGTCTGGCTTGCAAGCATAGAACTCGCCCTGCACACCTTTGATAATCCAATCCCCTTCTGTGGCAATGTGTTTCACAGTCAAATGAACACCATCTTCCAATGTTCCAATTTCTGCTTCTGCTAGTGCGCTAGGATGACGATCCTTGCTCACATTACCCAATGCTGTGCCACAAAAAGATTTGACAGCAATCATTCCCTGTTCATCATAGATAAATCGAACTGCTTCGATCACTACGGGTTTTTTTCTAAATTTCATTCTGTTTCCTGGTGTAATTGGCTTTGATATAACTCCAGCTGATCTATAAGATTTTGAACACCTTGATAGTTCATAGTAAGTGTGGTATAACCCATTTTTAGAGATACACGGTTGTCAGAGGTATGCCCAATTTCGTAGTATGTAGTTGGATCCTTTTCTTTAGGAGCAGGCGGTTCAACTGGTGCTACGGCTCGAGGAGCAGGAAACGGTACTACATTTTTTGGCATTTTATTTTTCTTAAACAAATCAAACATGGTATTTTCTTTCATATTGAGCCAGCGAGCCAGCGGATTACAAACCAACGGTAATGCAATTATACATAACCATGCTAACTGTGTCAATGGAAACAAATCTGTTTTGAGCACAAAGAGATCTAGCATGCCAATGATGAAGTAAACAGCACTCCACCAAAACAACCAATACCCGCCTGAGCGTTCAAACAACTTCATATTAGTCTTTCTTGTCTCCGAACAACTGTAGCAAACTGAGGAAGATATTGATAAAATCCAAGTACAGAGTTAACGCACCTATCACTTCTGCGGCAGGGCTAGAATCGGTACTGACCATTTCACGAATCTGCTGTGTGTCGTAAGCAGTTAGACCCATGAAGATTACGATAGCCAGGGCTGAGATAACCATCTGCATTACTGAGCTACCGATAAAGATATTGATAATGCTGGCAATGATAATAGCAATCAATCCCACAAACATAAACTTACCTAGACTGTCCAAATCTTTCTTGGTAAAGTATCCATAGAAGCTCATAGTTCCAAACAACACACTGGCACCCATGAACGCACTAAAGATACTAGCCATAGTATAGACAGCAAAGATTACAGCAAAGCTCAATCCCATAATGGCCGCAAAGCCTGCCAACAATAGTACAGCAGTTTCTTTTGGAGGATTAGCGTTGAGTGCAATGCTAATTCCAAATACAGCAACTAGTGGGGCAAAAATTACTACCCAATGCATTGCACCTGTAAAGAAAAACTTTACAAGTTCTGGATCAGTTCCTACGAAGAAACTGACCAGCATACTTACCAGTGTGGCAAGCCCCATGTAACCGTACACACGGCCCATAGCTTGATTGACTTCGCCTGCCGAACGATAACTAACGATTCCGTCAGCTGAATAATTTGTTCCAAACATATTTTTTCCTTTTAGTTAAGTTCTTTAAATGCTTCCGGAGCACGTTTAGTAGCAAAATCTTGTTGAGCCTGTGCCAGTTTGGCCTTCTTCAAAAGATTGGCATCACCTGTGGGCAAAGCAACTAGAACGAACACACGAAAGCGTCCACCTTCTGCGATGCGCTTGATGTCACGTACTTCTACACCAGTAAGGTCAACTTCCTTGCAGTTTGTACGCAGAGCCATTTCGCTCATTTCAGTGCTGGCAACGGCCGAGTCTGTACGATAGATCTTGGTTTGTTGCGTTGCAGTACCACCTGCCAGCATACAGATCTTGCCATAGGCATCTGCTTTGGCTTTGATGTCTGCCATGCTAAAGTCTCCACTTACCGCAGAGCCAGCTTCAAACACTGCACTGTTACTCAATGGAACTTTGGTCATCCAATCCGGAGCCTTGTCGATAGCACGTTCAACATATCGTTCTTGGCGTTCACGTTCTTGATCAGCACGTTTTTGATACACATCAGTTGTACCACAAGCGGCTAAGACAGCAACAATGGGTAATAGTAATAGAGTCTTTTTCATTTCATTTTTTCCTTAGTCCATTCGGCAGTTGACGAAATGTCTTTGCCAATACCTGAAACTGTGCTACAACCACTGAGTAGGAACAGCATCAAGAATGTCATAATGATAACTGTCCACATGATATTTTTGATTCTGTATTGGTTCATTTTGCCAACTCCACTGATTGTGTTTTAACTGTGTCTACGCCTTTGTCCAGCATGCGAGCAACACCGCCAAACCCAACTGTAAAGAAAATACCGCCTGCGATAAAAACCACAATGTACTTCAACATATTAAACCTTTCTGTGTGTGTTTGTTGAACATGTTACTATTATACAGCAGTTAGACTGGAATGTCAACCTCGATCTTTAATAACACAATCGATTTTGGCTTCACTCTTGAATTCACCACCCAATCCCAGCAATAGATTCTCTCTTGCCTTTTGTTTGGCATAGTAGCAGATACTGGCCATTTGTTCAAGTCCCTTTTCGGTTTCGTCCAAATGATGCACAACACCATTGACTTCTATATCAAAATGCACAGTGCATGAGTTTTCCCAACCGTTGGCTACTTCTTCTTTGGTTAAGTTTGTGATGTTGCCAACTCGGTGTTGAGTAACCAAACGAGTGCTGGTATCTATAACGCAACCTTGCGGCTTGTCTACCCGTGCTTCTTGAATGGGCTCTGCTGTAGCCACAGGAATGGGCGAGTTATTGCAACCCGCCAGCAAGATAACCAAAAGTGCAGGTAAAAGTTTCATTGGTATTTGTCATTAAGTTCTACATTAGTGAGGCCTGCCACTGTTTGGAATTTATCCCAAGCGGTCTTTGCGGCAGGATTGTTTGCCAATTCACTGCTGGGCAACACAGCTTCTAGCCAAATTTCTGGACGGCGTTTTGGGTGTGCGCCAAACTTACGGGGCTGATGCATCTTGCCAGACTCCCAAAGTTCAATGCTGACACTACGGAATTGATCCTCGTCGTGGTAACCTGCCCATTCTGGATTGGATTGGCTAAAGAAGCCGCTACTGTAAGCATTGTCAGTACCGCCACCGTATCCAATCCAAATGCCCGACCATTGTTCGTCATCGTGCGGATCAAAATCCGTACGAGTAATTAAGACTAGCACATCGTCGATGTCTACCTTGCCGTCTACAATATCTCGAACACAACGACTATAACTTAGTCCGATTTTCATTTTGATGCCTCTGCAATTTCTTTATAACCTGCCCAACTTGGATGAACGTTGTCTGCTTGCATACGTTCAGTTTTAAGTACGGTATCGTGATATTCATTTGCGATTCGCCAAATAGCATCACGCTGTACTGGAAACTTGTTACTGGGCATAACCCAGTAAACTCGATCAGCTTTGGTCAGCTGTCTAATAGTGCGTAACTCTTGTTCAGTTTTAATATACTGATGATCATTTGAGCCAAGCGATATGATCACATGGCTAGCAATCAGCGGAGTATTTTGGATATTCTTATCCAACCACTGCTTAGAATTGATTCCACCTTTAACATAGGCTACACATTCTTTGCGAATGTTGGCAACGCCAACTCCAATACTATCTCCTACAATTAAACAGTCAAACATTTACTTCCTCCCGTAGATAACGGACAAGCTCTTTGTCTTTGGGCTCGACCGCATAGTTGCGTTTAAAAAATATTTCATAACTGTCACTGCCGTACTTGCCAATGCCATACAACATTGTAGCATCTTCTCCGTCCCAAGTCAAGTAATCTCGACTCATTCCAATCAATCTTTGATAACGCACATTCAGCATGCCCAAAGGAGCCAAAATCGTTTTGACAAAGTCCTCGTCAGCGTTGAGCAAGGCCTGCGGGGTAGGAAACCAATAAAGGAATTCTGGTAAGGTCATCTTGACTGGTTTGCGACCAGTTTGGTTAAGCATGATGACACCCACCATATGTTCCCAGGCATTGTTGATCTGTTGTTGCACCATCAGATCGTCACGAAGAGGTTCAAAGAACTTCATTCTGATTTGGATGCGTTCTCTAATCCAGACACTCGAGCCTGCAACTGTACAATGCCTTCCTCTAATTTCTCAATATGGGAAGCCACTTGTTCCATAAACTCGGCTGTGTTTTTGCCAGTGGTTCGTAGCATTTCTGCAACGGTTACTGTGTTTTTAAGTTCTTCAGTCATTTAAATCTCCAATAAAATGTTAGGGTTCCAGCCAGTGTCTTCACTGTAGCCTGGACTTTCGTAACCACGTGGGTTACATACAACTCTTGTTTCACCGATTTGATAATCAAACGGATGATGCGTGTGACCATGTGTCCACAATTTAATCTGTGGGTGATCTAAAATGAACTCACTCAAGTCGCTGTGATATCCACCGTTCATCAAAGTTTCGTGAGCATACATTGGGTGTACACTTTGGAAACTGGGACTATGATGTCCCACCACAACGCACTTCTTGTCCTTGTGTTCTTGGATAATGTGCTTGATGTAAGCCAAAGTTTTGTCGTGGCGGATAGCCACATCCAACGCACTCATAGTAGCATAACTTCTAAAGTCGTTGCGGATGATACGGAAGTCGTTCATCATACCTTCAATGGCATGCATGGTCAGCGGATCACGCCGGTTCATGTTGGTCCAAAGTGTTCCGCCTACAAACACAACATCATCGATGATCTTTGTATCTTGTTCCAACATATACACGTTGGGATGCTTGGCACATTCTTCACGCATATGATCAACGCTGGCGTAGAACTTGCCATTGTAAAATTCGTGATTGCCCATGATGTAGATCACATGAGGAAATTGAAAACTACAACGCTTGAAAAAATCACGGAATCGCTGTGCTCGTTGCTGACGCTTGCCCAAGCCAGTACCGTTGGCAATTGCCGCTTGATCACTAGTATTAGTTGACTCTGGATGATCGTGAAGATCCTGGGCGATCATAATATCGCCACCTAGGATCAACACATCATAGTCTTGATCATTTTGAATGTTAATGTCGTCAAACTCTAAATGGAGATCTGACACCAATTTAATTTTCATTTAGTCCTCTGTTGAATCGTCGTCTACTATCTTGTAGTCTACTATTTTATAGTCGGTTGGAAATTTTGGCAAGTCGTTTCTTGCTAACCAATTTTTGGCATCTTCTTTGGTAAGCTGTCCTGCCTCAACTTCTTCAATAGCATTGCGCAGTGCTTCTTCAATCAATTGATTGAAAGTAACGTCACGTTCATGTGCCAGTTTCATATATTGTAACAGATCTTCATCCGAAAAGTCAACCTGTACTTGCACACGGGTATCATAAGATTCCCCTGCCCGAATGGCTAGGGCTTTTTGGACAAAGTCGTCTAACACATCCAAATCAACGTAGTCAACACTATCCCATGCTTCGTTCAGATTGACACCGCGAGTCTCTGCTTCTTTGCGATGTTTTTCTTGGAACTTGGGATTGATCATTCTGTACGCACGGTCGTTGGTATAGTCGCACATAGTGACTTCATAAATCTTTTGGCTTTTGGTTGAGAATACAATACTGAAACTGTATCCACCTTTGCCATGAACGCCATTCCATGAATCTAGTGTAAAGCTGTTTGGGCCATAGCAACCCCAACCATAATCACTACCTTCGGTAATCTTATAGTCGACTAGTTCCATCCATTCTTTAAGTGTAATCATTGTTCAAATCCTTGTTTAATTAATTGGTCTTCTGTCAGTTCATCTTCCGGAGTGTCATAATCTACACCACCGTGCTCTTTGCACACTGTCTTGATCCATCCACCTGAAGTCTGTGTGCCAGGCTTGCCACACTCTTCACATGTTACACCTGACATAGATTCTGCCATGCTAACCAGCCCAGAGATATATTCATCACCACCTGTGTAGTAGAAGCGTAGCGTACCAAACTTCTCTTTAACCTGATCCAATGTTACTTGCGGAATCTCTGCAGGAATTTCACGCAGGGGATCTTCAATAAGTTCTTGCTTGCGTTTTTCTACGTAATCTCGATTTAGCATGTCTTTCATATCTTCATCGAACAGTGTAGAGTCACCAGCTTTGAGTTGTTCAGCCATCTGATTAAATTTGATAGCGACTTCACGCTGTCTAATCTTCCAATCAATGTGATGCTGAATATTACCCATAAGTTGATTTAGGATTTGGAACCAGCCATCACCACATTCAAACCCCCAACACATGCAAGTTTCTTTCATATCCCGGTTGCGGTTCACCATCATCTTTGGGTAAACCTTGCACAGGTACTCGTCGTTTTCTTGTTTCATATCGTTCCTTAATCGTAATCAACACCGGGCATTTTCTTTTTGCCTTCCCAATGATCTCGTGTCACACACAGCCCTTTATGCTTTACACGCATTGGACTATCCAATTGCACCAACTGTACTTTTACTGCTTCACAATCTTTTTTAGATCTAAACTCAATAGTGTTTTTGTCTATAAAGTCTCCGCCGGGGCTGTACATTGCAATGATCAGGATCCATTGATTCATATGATACGTCCTAATCCCAAATAGATCAATGTTTCTAATTCTAGTTGATAGTCCTGCCCTAACCTGCGTTTTTCGTATATGGACTGTAGCACTTCCTTGCCGTCACCATAGTCCATAATACCAGACCCACGTGACTCTAATTCTTCAATCAAATCATCTGTATCAAACTCACTCAAGTCAACATCAACTTCTACTTCGGTGTAAATTGTTTTGTACATCAGTTGATCTCCGGTACTTCTGCATAATGACTGATAATCAAATCCAATGCGGCAATGGTTTGCACATTGAGTCCCACATCGTGTGGATGTAACCAATAACCGTCTGGGTTTGAATCACTTTTGGGATTCTTCTTCCACTGCTTTAATTCTTTCTTGAGATACGCACGGTAGTCTCTCAACGTTAAACTTGTAATACGATCAGCAGTTTCACCGTCAATAAATAGTTTGGGAATATGTTTCGCTTTACTCATAGTGGTCGCCCTTTCATTGTACAGTTATTTTACATGAAAACAAATCGCTTGTCAATAGTTTGTAGGTGCAAATAGACCTTTTTGGCTAACTTTTTAGTTAGAGTGCTGAGCCCAAAATGTCCGATGTAGGCTCTCAACTGCGGGCTAGAATATTGGGCGCCTGTACGCATTTTACTTAACACACTGATTTTGGATAAACGCCGTTTGGCACGTTCAGCATCCATAGTACGTAGCAGTTCAATGGCTATGCTAAACGCATACGCATCTAACTCATCATCGTCGGCAAGGTACAGTTCATATGGTGTATCAAAATGCTCACCGTACTGATTATGATCTCTGCGCATACTTTGATACTGATGTCGGAACTCATGCACTGTGGCATCAAATATTTCAGTGAGGAAACTGGTTACTTGATGTGGGCCAAATAGTTCAGTACCTTGCAGATTGTGTTGTACCACAACTTCAATAGCAGTGTCCATATTGAAGTCGTTCTCACTGTCATAGTAAGCCACAACATACCATTTGTCTGGATCTAGAGTTTTATCTTTTTTACTTTTGATTGCAATATCAAAATTGTGCAATTTGAATGTGTTGCGGGTGCGACCTATAAGGTTTCTAAAATTGGTCTGTTCGGGACTATCTTCTCGAACTTTTTTACATACATTATACACACGTTCGAGAATGATGTTCATATTTACAACCTATACGTTACTCTGCCCTTGGTAAGATCATATGGACTAACTTCTAAACGAACGTTGTCACCCAGAATGATCCTAATTTTGTTTTGCTTCAATTTGCCACCCATGTAACACAGCAACGGGTTGGGCATGTTCTCAACTTTAACTCTAAACATGTTGCCTGGCAATACTTCTTCTACTGAACCTGTCAATTCTATAATATCGTCTTTAGCCATTTGTTGCCTTTGAAATGGTCCACGAGCCGTCACCTAGATCGTTCCATTCCAATGTGTCTCCTTCTTTCCATCCTTGCAAATCCAACATCTCCTGCGGCAGTGGGAGAACTAGATCTCCGCTACCGTCATCTGCTTCTTCAACTGTTATAGTCCAATGTGTCATAATTCTATTTAATCTCAATCTTCATCATCACTCCAAGGAACTGGACGCCAACCCAATCGATTTAGATCCAGTTCAATTTCTTCAGTCACTACACCTTCTGGTACATAGTCTCGACCATCAGTGGTGTCTGGCACAGTACCGTCTAATCCGTTGCCCAATTCTGCATTACCAATGCCGCTACAGTACCAATCAATGTAGTCACCTTGTTCACGCATATCAGCAATTATACCACCACTGTGACGCCAACTGCAACTCCAAGTTTCACCTTTTAGCTCTTGCCAAAACTCTCTGCTTTGCCAAGTCATGTTGCACATTGCGGCGTATAAGTTTTGAGCATAGTTGTCACTGGCTTTGACTTTATCGCATAGTTCTTTACTAGAGCGCAAATCGTATTCCATATTGTTTCGTTGCCAAACTGGATCGTGGATCTTGTTGGCATCATCAATTTTAACCTGTTCCCACATTTCGATGTATGCTTGATTAGGCTCTTCGCCCGCTTCTTCTGCCCGTTTGATGCTACGTTCCTTTTGAAAGGTATGTCGATCAGGGCTACTTGCTACTGGTTTATTCATATTAAAAGCCGTGCCAGCTTCCCTGGAAGCAGTGTCGCACTTCGTGTCCTAGATTGGTCAAAGTGGTGTTTAGTGGTGTAATTATAGTACAGACTCTTGTCTTGTTCACATCATAATGAAATTCACAACCCAAAACGTTGAAACCAAATCCGCTGTTACCACGGCGCTTGCTTTCAAAATCACATGCCGCTGTCACATTGGCTTCTTGACGCCAAATGATCGTTGCCTGGTTAACTTGGTTGCGTGTGGCATCGAACTCTTTGAATGGCTCATCACGATATTCTGCCTGAGCACTAGATGCCGCTAACAACAACATAAAAAGTACTTTCTTCATCACTTGCCTCTTTCTTTGCCTAAGTTGTAAAATGGTGTAGACGGTAGGATTCGAACCTACAAAGCCACCCTAAGGGCCAGGCCCAGTCCCAGCAAGCTGGAGGTATACCAAGTTCCACTCACGTCTACATGTATATTATACTATCATTTGTAAATACTGTCAATGAACTTCGCAATCATTCCTTTCAAAGACATAACGCATTTTGGGCAACAAACAATGTTGGATCGCCCATTATTTAACATAAGTTGGATCCTAGGTAGATTTTGTAATTACAAATGTAGCTATTGTTGGCCCTATGCCCGAAGCGACAATTTGGATTACCAAAGTTTAGAAGTCTATAAGACTACAGTCGACGAGATAAAACGTCAAGCTCGTTTGAACGGATTCACCCAATTTCACTGGAGCTTCTCAGGAGGTGAACCTACTGCGTACAAACAGTTGCCCGAATTGATCAAACATATAGATGAATTAGAAAGTCCCTACCAAAGTATACATATGACTACCAATTTGAGTCCGGGACCCAGCTGGTGGAAAAACTGGTGTAGCATCACTGATTGTCTACAGCGCCGCAGTATTACAGCCAGCTTTCATGCAGAGTTCGCCAAGGAGCACGAGTTCGGTGACAAGTGTTTACAGTTAATGAACGAGCGGGTTCATGTAACTGTTAATCAAGTTATGGTGCCAGAACTGTTCTTTGAAACACTAGAACGCTGTGAACGATTTCGAGCTCGTGGAATTAATGTAACACTTAAACCACAAAGCAATGACAGTGCCACCGCCATAGTGGAAGGCTACACAGCTGAGATGGTTGATATAATGCAAAACGATTTTGAACAGCAGGAAGGTTATCAAATCCGTTTAATGGATGGTGATAAAAATTATTTTATAGATCAAGCAGAACGGTTTAATGCACTGGGGTTTAATCAATTTGCCAATTGGACTTGTAATGCAGGTTATCAGAGTGTTATAATAAAAGGTACGGAAGTCAAACGTGCTTACAGTTGCCACGAAGCCGCACTGGGCACGATAGAAAAATTTACTTTGTTTTCTGTGCCACAAAAATGCGTGACTACTAGATGTGTTAGTAGTGCGGACAGCAAGATACCAAAATGCAGATAGATACAAACCATTTACACCATTGGATGCAGGCCATCCGTCAAAGCCCGGACCCTATGCGTACTATGGATGCCTTTTGGTCGGGGCAATTAAAAAGCAAAGAATGGTTGATTGATTGTCTAGATGAGCATGTGCATTTTGCATCTAGCATAGACATCTTCGGCGGCTGGGTTGGTACACTTGCCAGCATGTTATTTCAGAGCAACATTCCCATTACTACTATTCGCAGTATTGACATTGATCCAACCTGCGAACCTATTGCTACGCTAATGAACAAGGGTGAAGAAATTGAAGGTCGGTTCAAAGCGTATACGGCAGATATGTGCGATGTAATTTCTGTTGCAGATATTATTATTAATACTAGCTGTGAACACTTAACACAAGCACAATACGATAAATGGTTGGATAGAATGCCTAACGGTAGTTTGATTATTATCCAAAGTAATGATTATAATATCCCCGAGCATGTGCGGTGGCATAAATCATTTGATGAATTTAAGGAAACTTGTGGATTACATTTTCTTTGGGGCGGCGAAATGAAATTACCCCTGTACACACGTTACATGATCATAGGAAGGAAGCCTTAAGTGTTAGATCATTTGCACCTATTAATACAAGGTACTGCTGAAACACAATTGTCTGAATTAGATGTTAAAAACATTCTACTAGATATTGTATCAACTATTGACATGGAAATACTAGGAGGGCCATATGTCTATAGATCAGAAGTTTTAGATAACGAAGGATACACAGCACTCATGGCTATAACTACTAGTCATATTGTCATGCACACTTGGGATACTGGTCTAATACAACTAGATGTTTATAGTTGTAAAAAATTTAATGTACCAGATGTTGTTAAAGTTTTGAATAAGTTTAATATTTTAAATATTAAAACTAAATTCCTTGATAGGTCAAATGGCTTTATAGATTTAGCAAATTAAGTTTTGACTTATCGGGTGTGCGATTAAATTTATATCGACTAGGAGGGCTATCCGGTAAGGCTAGTCCTTTATTTTTAAACACATCTCTGCGTATAATCTGATGTAAGAAGTTTGTAATACCGTCGGGTACAAAGTTACACCAAGGTCCGCTACGCAATTCTTCCATATCAATATTGGTTTCATCGCACCAGCTGATTAATCGCACAATTTTATCTTCAATCTTAACCATAACATGATAGATATTATTGTCTGCTTCTATGATTCGTTCAAACTGTTTACTATGATCCTTGCACCATTGCTCCGCACGTTTGTATAAGTTGCTAACAAACGGTTGTTCGGTGCTGGCATTACGTCCTATTTCTGCACCATTACGTATGCGGAAATTTTTAGGAGTCCAAGGATTACTAGTAATCTCAGTTAGTATGTAATCAAGCTCACTGAAGTCTACCATAGTATAACTAATGTAACCTATCTTGATATCTTCACGGTGCATGTTTTCAATAGCACTAACTTGTTTACGTCTTACAGTTTCGTGATCGATGTAACTTGGATGATTAAGCCCAATGTTAACACCTGCAAGTCCAGCTTCAACACATTTATGAATAAAATCGCTGTCATTGAAACGTATGCCATTAGTCATTACACTAACATCCATTTCGGGATCTAACTCACGGATAGCTGTTATCAATTCTGGAAAGTCTTTGCGTAAGGTACTTTCAGCACCGGCGAGGATGATTCTATGTACTCCATCCTCGCCTACCGGCATATCTCGTATTTGATCGAGCAATTCTTCTATAGAAGGGTCGCGGGCATCGTTTTCTGGTAAATGGTAACAATGTGGGCATTCTAAATTACAGCGGTCACTACCTTCGATAAGTACTCCGCCATTAAAATTAAAATCTGGATTATCCTGGGTGTAATATAGATTAGCATAAAACTCATAGTCAGATTCGATCATATGATGGCTAATACCATGTATGGGACATGACTTGGCTATAAACACCTGATTATCTTTATGGTAGCGCCATGCTGGTATATGTCTATGGCAATGATGGCATAGGCTTACTGTTGGATCTAAAACTGTACCATTTATACTTGCTAGTAATCGGTCTATGTTAGTTTGATTAAAGCCCATTAACATTACATAACTCTCCCACTAGCGGTAGTTGTAGGTATAGGTAAAATAGGAATGACTGAGATCTTATTGCCTTTATATGAATCTTCTATGTCGGTTTCAACATAAGGATTATTAATATTTGCAATATCAGTTTTAAGCAAATATTTTTGATACATTTGGTCATGCATGTGACTAACCATGTAACGCCTATTAACCGAATATGAGCATGATAAACGTTCCCATCTATCAATATCTATATCTGATTCTAGAATGAATGGATATGATTTGCTTTCATCCAACATAAAAGCATACTGTAATTCTATGACACTTGGATCTATAGTATGAAATAAGTTTCCAACGGTAACTCCGAGGTCTATAAAATGATTCTTGTTTTCAAATATATCGTCCATACCGTAACTTTCGGGCATAGTCAATGCAACTACGTTCTTCCATTTTTCACCTACAGGCATTTCACCGTAAGTGAAATAATTTACAAATATTTCTTCTACATCATTTAGTATAGGACCGCCTATAATGTCGTTCTTAATTGCGTTGTATAATGCATCATAATATTGACGGTATGGAACATTATGCATTTCATACAAGTACCGTGAAGTAAGTTGTGTTATTCCTAAATAATGAAATTGACTCATCATCCAACTGTACGCTAATGAATCTGCAATATCTTGGCTGGTAGCAGTATTTGTGCTCGACACCATGGCAATATTTTCATGACTACTATCTTCGTCGTCCCATATGCGTTCTTCGGGACTACGATACATATCTTTAGGATATATCAACTTAATTCCGTATTTGTTTCTATACTCTTCACTGTCCATTTCACTATTAGGAATAACAGTAGCAGGATAAGTTTTAACGCTGTCGTGTTGTCCTAATTCCATTAATCTCATTAGGCCATTAATATAAGTGTCCTTGGTTTCTAAAGGTAAACCTAAAACCATCTCTGTGTAGTATCTAATACCGTGTTTACGGCATAAGGCATAAGCACGTTCTAAATTGTTCATACCCATGTTAATTCTTTTCACAGCATCTAGTGTGGGCTGGTGCATGCTTTGTATAGCCATTTCTAAACCGTAAGTCCATGCTTGAATAATCTTTTCCATTTCAAAACAATGCTCATTTAAATTTTTAGCATGGTTAAAGGTTACACGTCTAATTTTGCTGTTGGGTGCTTCTATAGCTCTGCGGATCATCCACGCTACTTCGACATCACGTTCTTTCATTATACCTGAGTTAGCATCGATCACAAACATCCAATGTATGTTATGTGTTATAGCCCATTTGATTTCTTCCTCAACCCTATGTAGGTTAAAGTTTTTTAGTTTGTTAAGATAGTCGGCTCCCCAGCCGCAAAACGTACAGTGATAAGGACATCCTCTGTTAGTTTCTAGCATCATAAACCAACTAATATCTGGATTGTCTGCAATAATTTTATCAAAGAACCCTGTAGTGTAAGGGCTAGGATAATTTTCAATATCTGTTTGTCTCGGGTTATTCCAATATCTCGGAATAGTCTCGTTATTAAGATTCATCTTTAAAAGATTAGCCCATGCAACTTCTCCCTCGCCAAACATTGCAACATCGATAAAATCGTATTTGAGCCATTCTTCATTAACACTAGGACCACCAAACACTATTAGACAGTTTGGAAAACGTTCTTTTAATTTCTTAGCTAAGGTTAGATTCCATTTATGATTCCATACGTAGCAACTAAATCCAATGATACTAGGGTCGATGATCTTTTCAATTACATTTTTTTGTCTATCTCTCCGCCAAATAACATCTTGCAATTTATAGTTATTTTTCACATAATCAAATTGGTTTGCATAGGCCCAAATACATCCTACACTGAATGGTAGGTAGTGCTCATTAGAGGGTCCGGAAGTAATTTCAGTTTGTATAAGATAGACATTTTTCATGACACCATATTTACCTTGTTAAATACTGTATGAAAAATTTAAAGCTCTTGTTCCCTTTTAACTACAACTACGATCATTCTAACGCAAGAAAGATTGATAATTATACAAGATTTGGATTTGTAGAAAACGGCAAAGATTTAATAGATTTAAGTCTAGGATCCTGCGGCTGTTTTTTACTAGGATTTGATCGTAAAGACATTATACACTATGTTGCTGATAAAATGTTAGACAATCCATTCGCTGGCGGCGAATACATGACCACTAATCAGGCAGTTATAGATCTAACAAATAAACTATATGATATCACTGGTGGTTATAGAAGTATATTTGCCCTAAGTGGAAGTGACGCAGTCGAGGGTGCAATTAAATTAGCCAAAATATATCACGAAGCTAAAGGTAACCCTAGGCACACTATACTCGGTGTTAAAAATTCTTACCACGGAAGTACTTACCTAACATCCGGCATCGGCCAATTAGAGTATATGACCAAACATCCTGTTGAAAATTGTATTGCTTTGAATCAAGAAGAATTAATAGACGCTGTTAAAACTAAAACAGCCTGTTGCCTAGTTATGGAAACATGCTCGTGGAATAAGGGTCTTAAACAGTATACTAAAGATTTTTGGCGAGAACTTAGACAAACATGCAGAGATCACGATGTGATTTTTATTTTAGATGATATTGCCATGTGTGGTGGCAAGACAGGTAAGTTTGTTGGATTCGATACTGAGTTGGATCCTGATATTTTTACCATGGGCAAGGCATTGACTGGGGGATACTTTCCTTTAAGTGCTACGCTAGTAAGCGATCGTGTTAACGAAGTAGTAAAGCATGAGTTTTTGGGACACGGGTTCACCTATACATTTTCATTAAGTGGAATTTATTCAACTTTAAAATATTTAGAAATATTAGAAACAGAAGATTTATTAAATCAATACACTGCAACTGTCGATACTGCGACCAGACTTTTTACTAGTATGGGGTTAACTTTTAGAAACTACGGATTAATGTTTGATATAGATATTAAGTCAACTCCTGAACAAACATTCTATGACAACGGTTTGCATATAGGAGTATGGAATAATGGGCAGGATAACCTTATGTTAGTACTGCCTTTGATTGCTGATACAGAATATTTTACAAAGTTACAGGAACGACTCGCCGCTTCTCTCCACGTCGACTAACATCTAGTGTTAGGCAATGTATTCCGCCTTCCCAAAACATGCTATGACGCATGTTTACTACGTGGCATGTAATACCTTTTTGTTTTAAAAAATTAAACAGCTTAGGTTGTTCACTAGAGAACAAGATATTCTTAGAATCTATTACCAGCACATTACTGTCAAACGCAACATCTTGCACATACCCCTTCCACTCGTTGAGCCATTTGTCTATCCACTCTTGACTTAGTGTACCACTGGTAGTAGAAAAAGATTCTACAATTTTACTATAATCTAAAACTTCAATATATTCTTCAATTTCAATAAGTGTTTTAGATTGTAACACTTCGGGAACCCAAGACTGGTTGATACAAATAACAGTATCATCGTCAATCATAAAAAACCCGTGATCAATGTGGCCCCACTTATTGTTTTCAATAATACGTGTACCGGGCAAGTTACGCTTCATCCATTCTAGTCCAAGTAGCGTTCCTGGACCTTGTTTGTTAGTTATTAATGCATCTCCACATTTAAACATGGTGGCAGTATGCCACAGTATTTTATCTTTGTTTAGATCGTGATAGATGTGCTTACCATCATTCCACCACTTGTCTGTAGAGTTTAAAGGTGCAAGCACAGGCGGCGGTTGACTGATCCAGTTATGACCTTGTTGAAATAGCTCTCTAAATATGCCTAAGTAGTTTAAACTATCATTGAATCTATCAGGCATTGATGTGTATGTTTGATATATTGTTTCGCCATACACTAGGTATTGATCTCTTGGAACAATAGGAGCCATTGCAGAGTTATGCGCAACGTTAGGTCGATAGACTTTTATACCTAAACTAGTTAAGTAATTTGCTAGAGTATTTAGATCTTCTTTAGTTTCTTTTAAGATCGTTTTTAATCCAGGATGGTCGCTATCGGTAAAACAGTCACCGACAATAATTGACTCTAAAGGATCCCATTCAGTCCAGATCATGTGTTTAATATTTCTTTCAAATAGTCTTCTGCCCAGTAGGTATAATAGGCAGTATTAGATAATTTTTCTCGAGCCTTTGATAAATTATCACGCCATTGACATAGCATAAGATTATATACACCGTTGTTAGTAGGAATGCCGTTTATAAATGTTGCTTTATCTTTATGATCGGGCAAAAACACCATCTCCGGAAATAAGTTATTGTATTCTACTGCTATATCGTTGAGCTCTTCTATAGAATAACTATCGGGTAGTTTATATACAATAAGTTCAAAGTCCCAGGGTGGGGGATTTATATCACTACCGTCAGTTTCGATTAATTCATACTCTGCACTTTTAGCATAAGGACACACACTCATTCCACCTAGTTCTTCCTTAGGTGTTGAAATTCTAGATATCCATTCATTTAACATTTACAATTAGTCCTAAGCTCATGAGGTATCGATCTTTATCCGATCTGTTAGAACCTTCGTGCCATACATCATAATCGTTAATATGCAAAGTCCCCACCCCAACACCTGTTTCAGCTGTCCACGGATCGGAACGATTCTTGTCTGTGTAAAACACAGTTGCTTGTTTAGGATCGTTGTCTTCTATAAAATAGACTAGTGATGTTAATATTTGTAGTCTAGTATCAATATGCGGTTCAATTATAAAACCAGGTTCGTCTTTGAGAAATTGTCCTCCCCAAAGCGTTGAATTAAACATTTTATTGTTCGACCAACCATCCCACATATTTTGTATTCCTGGAAATAGCTCATACATAGTGTCTATGATCTTTCTTTTAACTTCGTCTGACGACAAGTAGTTTACAATTTCCTGTAAGATAATACTTTTAGGATAAGGAAGTGCCGACCTGCACAGGTGTGGATCACCAGCACGTTCTTCATAGTCAGCATGGTTAACCCATTCTTCTTTTTCAAATTCGGCTAACAACTGTGCGTAACTATACGGTGTCGTTAACTTAATTTTACATAAGTTGTTACGGACTTTGATTATTTCGAAATCCATTGTTTCTCCCATTCAGTGTTTGGCATGTTATTAAAGATATTTTCTTTATGCCATTGATAATTATTTTTGCATATTGAAGATACTAGCCGGTGCTTGTGTTCGCTGTATTCAAAATATTGTTTAGACAATTCTTTTTCTATAGCACTTGTTGACTTCGTGTCAAAGGGTATTCCCCATGATACTGCTAATTGTGCCCACATATAGTCCGGAAACATTGTGTAGCCTTCAACAGCTGATTTCATTGTGTTTTTTTCTTCGTATATCTTTTTAACAACTAGTTCTCGATGTTTTAATTTTTTACCTAATTCTTGCATGTCAGTCCAAAATTTAGTATCTGATCTATTGCTCAATGTATAGTGTACTAGAATAAAATCTGATATGTCGTCAATAGTATACGCCATTTTTTCATTGTAGGTACTGAAATCTAACGTACTTTCATCTAGTACATTATTCAGCCTACGTATGCTTGTAATAATAGTGTAGAGTGCATTGGCTTCTAACGGCTCAGTGAATCCGCAACTTAGTCCGATAGCCGCACAGTTACCATCTCCGAATTTTTCTAATCTAGTTGGAGTCCATTTAATCAATCGAGGTGGTCTACGTTGCGGACCAATTTGTTTTATAAAGTGATCTAGTGCTTCTTCTTCAGTGGTGTGCTTACTGCTAAAGCAATAGCCATTACCCATACGATGATACACACCTATTTTAAATCGCCAGCCATAGGGTTCAGCAATGCTTTGAGTATAGTTAACCATCTCAGTCTCTGGATCGACATACTCTGTTTGACAGACCCATGCACGGTCAATTGGTGTATTTTTTTCTACTAATTTCCACCCAAGCGCATTTGAAAGTACTCGTGCAAAACCAGAACAGTCTATGTACAAGTCTGCGGTTAATTCTGTACCATCACCTAACAAAACTGATGTTATGCGATTACCTTCAATATTTACTTTAACAACATCGTTGACAACGTGTTTTACACCTGCAGGTATTGCTATTTTATCTTTAATGTAAGGGCCTGCTAATTCTGCATTGATATGGTGCGCATGGCTAAATGGCTGGTTCAACAAATCTTGACCATCTTTATAGGGCATTACATTTTGTTCCATGTAGTGAAACTGTGGATTAAAATATTTGTCAAATCTATTAAAAATTTTAGATTGGCAAAGTTCGCTAACTGTGTCAATGCTCCTAGGGGCATCAACAACTCTAGTGAAATCTTCTTGCGTTTTGTTCACTGGTATATCTTTATAAAAGTTTTCGGTAGGTACTGTGTAGTTGAAACTGAAATATTGTTCATCACCGGTGCCCTGCCAATTGACAAATTTATTGGCATATTTGTGTACAGCACCTGTAACTTTCATCCAGTCAAATTCGTCAATTCCGATTTCTTTAAAAAAGTTACAAACGTGCGGAGTTACACTTTCCCCAACACCAATTTTAGGTATAGTTGCTGACTCTACAAGTGTAATATTTTCACCGCCCCGATATTTGGCCAAATATCCGGCAGTCATCCATCCTGCTGTTCCACCACCGATGATTAAAATTTTCATTATTAATTTCCACTATAAATATGCTTACATTACTTATACTATGAACAACGAGAAAATACTTGAAACAGACGGCTTCGATACTCCACTATTCATTCGTGGAATAACCGGCGGCTTCAAAAAGAACCAACCTAGCCTTAAAATTGGTAGTTCAAGGGGAACACTTGATGCCCCTGAGAATTGCCAAAATGGGGATCAGCTCGGTGTGCTCAAATTTACTGCATACTCTAAAGGCGGTAACGATTCGTCATATGTTAATGCGGCATTTGTAAGTGCTATTGTAACACAAGATGTTGTTGATGGTCAAGACGTCGTAGACGCTAGTTTGATATTGGGAGCAACTAAGGGAATCTTTACAGAAGAGTATGTATCTATCGACTCTAGAGGAGTTTTATCTGCCAAAGGTATAAAGATTGTAAACAATAACAATGCTGTTGAAGATCGAGACAAATCGCAAGATTGGTGGATGTCGGGCGGATGTAGATTTGATTACCCAGTGCCTCTTACAATTGATACAAAATCAACAGGTATATTAATCACTCAGCAAGGTAATTTTAAACAGCCAGCATTGAGATTTGACAGCTATGATAATAATCCTTATAAAGCAGGTTGGACGGCGTTTAACAGATTTAGAGGAACCCCAGAAAATCCGTTACCATTGCAAGATGGCGATTTTATATATGCGTTTGATTGGTTAGGTAAAGCCGGTGACGATCCATGGGAATGGGGCATGGCTCAGACAGCTACAGTTGACGGTAATCCGACTGAGGAATTCCTACCAACTGCAATGAATTGGGTGACACGTACTACCCCGGGTGCTATGCCAGAGGTAAGAGTT